ATCAGCCAGCGCCGCTATCAACGTGGGGTTTGCCGCATACCCAGGCGTTCCGGTAATTTGACTCGGCCACGCCCCCGCGCCAAACGGATTCGCCCGATAATCAGGCGTGTATGACGTTGGCAATACGAGCGCGCGCGATAGTGCCAGCGTGTCGGGGAACCCATTCATATTTCCAACAGACACCGACACCGTGGCCGCCCAAACGGATTCACCCTGCGCTTTTGTCGCAATCATCGCCGGCCAATGCGAAGCCCACAGCGAGACAACAACATCGCCCCGCTCGCCTACCGCAAACCCGAAAATCTTGGCATTTGCGCCATTGGTTGTCGCGCCGGGAGTAAGCGGCATGCCGGTCGCGGTCATTGCGGCGGCAATCGGCGCGTCCACAATACCAACGCGCATGTTCTGGTTGTATGCGCTGGGGCCGACCGGGTACAAAAATGCCATGATCAGCCGCCCGGCAGCCGCCGGACTAAAATCCAAAAACGTATGCCGGGTAAGATCGGCAGCATACGGAGCCGGAGACGCATGATCGGCGGGCATGGTGATCCACACCTGCGACCATGTTGCGCCGGCATCAGTGGTGCGCCATACCGGACTCTGGCCGTTGACCTCCAAGCGATCATTGACAATCGGCGTTTCAAACTCCGACAGTGATGTTTGCCACTGATTACTTGCAACAGATGGCTGACCATACGCCACCCATTCCGCCGGATTAAACGGATTGGCAACCACCCGATACCAATACCACCCGCTTGGCAGGCCGGCGCCGCGTCCTACCCATCCTAAGTCAGGGTCGTAATACATGAGCGCGTTCGCGCCGGTTCCGCCCCACGACCCGGCGACAATCCGCGCGTTCACCCGCGTGAACTTCGACGCCAGCCCCACCATATGCGCCTGCTGGCCGCTCGCGCCGGCGCGAAAGGTCAGCAGGCGGTCGATGACGGTCAGGTATTTCTTGACACTGCCCTGGCTCGCGCCAAATGTCGCCAGATACACAATCGGCTGATTCAGGTCGTGAACCGCGTGCTGCGCGGTTTCGCCCGCCGCCAGATTGCCGTTGACGCGCTGCACCACCCCGCCGGCTTCGGCATCAACAGCAAAACACCGGCCTTCACTATCCCAGGCGTACAACGTCGGCGTGTCGCTGTCATCGAGCGCCAGCGCCCTGATCTGGCTCACAACTGGCGACAGCGCGGGGAAAATCGCCGGGACGCTGCCTTCAACCCGCTGGAGCGGCGATCCGCTGAATGTGCCGGTGAACGCCACCCAGGTCAGCGCGCCAGATTTACCGCGTATCATCGTGCGCGCAACCGCATTTTCCGGCCCGGTGAACAAGATTGCCCAGGACGTTCCCGGCGCACTCGGCGCGGTGCTGTGCTTCATATAGCGCCCGGCCAACACGAAGACGCTGTTTTCAACGAAGGGATCTTCCTGCACCCAGGTTGGGTTGCTGCCGGCCAGCGGCGTCCCCCATTCAGTGAATGTCGCGCCGCCATCAACGGAGCGATACACCTTCTGGCCGGCCACCGCCCATAGTCGTTGCGGCTGGCGCTCGTTTTGCTACAGCATCGTAATCTGCTCCGGTAGCGTCGCTTGCAACACGCCCACGCTTTGCAGGAGATCCAGGCTGGTGCGAATTCGCGTCGCGCCGGTTCCGCCCGTCGCCACAATGCCATACGTTGCCGCCGAACCCGGCGATGAGATGTTGGGCGCGCCCGCGCCAAACGGCGCGCAGGCCACCGCGTCGCCCTGGCTCGTCTCAGTGCGCCATGTCGCGCCGCCATCGGGGGTGACGTGCCAACCGGAGCCGAAAGCGACCTGAAGCGCCTGCCTGGTGCTGATCGTCGTATCAGGCGCAAGATCGATTGCGCGCGTCAGGCTATTGGTTTTGTAGCCGTCGTTCACCGTGAGGGTAATGTTGATGCTGGTCGCACCCCCCGCGACCACATAGCCCCATCGCGCCTGCGTTTGCAGTCCGCTATTCGACGCCTGTGCCGGCGTCGTGGCGAACAACGTGGCGTCGGTTGACCACTGCCACGAAAGAATATCCGCGCCGTTCAATGACACACTGGTTGACCCGTCGAGCATCACATCAATAATCGCCACGCCATCGACGGTTTCACGCACAATGTTAGCGGTAAAATCCACCAGCGGCGGCAGCACGCTGCTATAGCCATCAACCGTTGATGGCCCTAACGACAATTCCAGGCTCATACTCGCGCCATTGCTGCGACTGGCCAGCACATACGCCGGGGTATAGATCGGGTAATCGGCCTGCGGGCAGCGGAAGAGCAGCGAGACGCCCGGCAATACATCGGGGTCGAGCGGCGCGTCCAGCGTGACCGTGCGTTCGCTACGCGCCCGGCGGCGGCATTCGCGTTCGGCGACCGCCATCGCCTGCGCGCCGGTCTGGATAAAGCGCGAGGTAACGCGCGCCGCCTTGCCCAACGTGGCCACGGTATAGGTCGCCTCCGGCGCCGCGCTCAGCCCCAGCGCCGGCCCGCCGGCGGTCACCGCGTTGACCGCCGTCTCAAACAGGCCGATGGTCCGCCGGGCATTGAAAAAGCGGTACGCGCCGCTGTCGCTTTCCACGGTCGAATAGTTCAGGCTCGACGACTGTTGCGGCCGGCGGTCGGCGTCCACGATCCGCAATTTGCCGCTGGGAAGCACGAAGGCCGCCGCGCCGGCAAAGGCCAGCAATTCCTGAAACACACTGGCCAGCGTATCGCGCGGTTCAATGATGATAGGTGCGACGGGCGCGATCACATAGGTCGCGCCCGGGTCGAAGGAGGAGTCGCGCTCATTGGGGGAGATTCCCGCCGCGTTGAGCAGCGCATCCACCGCGCTCAACCAGGAAATGTTGCTCCAAATCAGGCCATTGGGGTCATCCAGCGTGCGATTGAGCCGGTAGAGCAGATCCACGCCGTTCAGGGTGCGGGTGTAGGGGTTCGCGCCAATGCTATCCGGCGCGGCGTAACCGGTAAAGAAGCGCCGCCGCCGGCCATTGCAGGCGATATCCACTGTGAGCGCCTTGCCGGCGACGCTCAGCGGCGGCATTGCTTCCAGTTCGATGCTGATGGCGCTGCGCTGCTGGTTCAGCCCCAGCGAGCGCGACGGCAACCCCACCGCACGGTAGCGCTTGTCGTCGATCGTTACCCAGATTTCCCAGGATTTGTACCGGGTTGCGGCGCTCACAATCATCGTTCACCCAACGTGGTATTCAGGATTGATCTGCCTATCCGCGCCATAGTGGTACACGCACGCGCCAAGCCACGGCGGCGCGAGCTGGTTGGTAAAATCACGGTACAGCGCCAAACGGTTCACATCGCGCGCGGGCTCGCGAATACCAAGCTCGGTGATCCAGCGCGGCATTCGCGCGTCAAAGAGTCGATCATACGCCCACCGCACATCACGCACCCCTGGTTCATTCAAAGAATGAAAGCCGTAGACATGCACCGCCACGGCGTCAAAACCGCGCATCACATCAGCGCAGATTTCCAGGTAGCGCGCCGCGCCGGGGTGCATAAACGACGGGCCGGGCGCAATCAGATACGCGTCAGGATACACGTGGCGCATTTGCGGCAAGAGCTGTTCCAACCAATACCGATACGCCCAGGCCATATCGTCATTCCACCCCGGCGTCACATTCGGCTCGTTGCCGATTTCAATCGCGATATGCGGCTGAATCTCGCACCACGGCCACGTCTCCGCAATAACGTGCTTCGGCTCAGGATACAAAAACGCGCCGGCGCGATATGACGGATCACCGGCTATGGTTCGCACGATGGTGCGCGGCGTCATGGCCAGGACGCGCGCGCGATCCGCGAACGTCCATGGCCGACCGATGCCCCAGCCGGTCACGACTTTGAGCATGGTAAACCGTTGCGCCCGCACAAACGGGTAGAGTTGCCGATCAAGTGCGTCGGTCGCCGTCAACACCAACCCAAACGTGCCCATGGCGCCCACGCTAACAAACGCGGGAACGCATCGCGTACCAATCAATCGCTCGTCGTACGGGTAAACGTCGCCGTCCCGGTCGCGCCATCCGCGTCCAGGCGCAGCGTCGCCACATCCAGTTCCAGCACCGCGCGCCAGGTCGATGCGCCGTCCGAAAGGTTCCCCTCGGCGCCATTGCGCGCGATCAGGCCGGCCAGATCCACCGCCGCGACATAGATCGGCCCGTCCAGCACCGCCGACTCCCAGCCGATCTGCGCGATATCGGTGTCCCGCAGCCCCAGCAGCGGACGCTTGACCAGCGCCGGCATTTGCCGCCAGGCCGGCTGCACCGGCATGCTGTTGCGGTCGCGTCGCAACCAGGTAAACGCATAACTGTCGAATGTCCAGTTCATACCGGGCCGCCGCTCACAATCACGCCATCCATCGCCGCCGACCACTGTTCCGCCACCGCGCGCCCGGTTGCGTCGGCGATTTGCGCCGCGAACTGGTTCAGGCGCTCGGCGTTATCCACCACCGGGTGATTGATTGCCACCTGCACGGTCAGCGCCGGCGCGCCGCGCGTCGCCGCCAACCCCGGCAGAGCGCTCGCGGTCAGGGCCGCGCCCTGCGCGGCGGGCAGCACCTGGCCATTGGTCGCGGGAATAATCAATTCCGGCCCGCGTTCGCCTACTACATACGGCTGGCCGGCACGGATTGGCCCGCCGCTCGCCCGCCCCTGCAGCGCCCCCCAACCCCCGCCGGAGCGCCCGGCGGGGGCATCGTCGGCAGGCGGCGCGCTGGGCATCCCCGGCAGGCCAAACCCCGGCATCCCCGGCAGTTTCAGCACGGTTTCCAGCGGGTTGGTATTCGCCATATCACGGATGCCCTGGGCGATATCGGCGAAGGTATCACGCACCACGCCCGCGCCGCGCGCCAGGTTATCCCAGCCGCCGGTCAGGTCTTCCAACCAGCCGCCAATCGCCTCGAACGCCGGCTTCAGCACCTCACGCCAGGCCGCGCCAATCGCGCGCAGCGCCAGTTCCACCGCCGACAACCCGCCATCGACCAGGCTGGTGAGCAGCGGTGCGACGACATTGATCGCGCCAGGCAGGTTATCCATCAGGAACTGGCCGACATCTTTCAGGATCGGGAAAACATCTTCGACCAGAATGGTCCCCAGCATTTCTAAATGGGGCAACAGCATCGTGGCGAATTCGCTGCCCGCGCTCACCACGGCCGGCTGAAGCTTCTGCTGAAACCAGTCGGCGACCTCTTTCACCGCCGCGCCCACCTGGTGGAAGATTTCCCCGGCTTTCTCCAGCACGCGGTTCACCGTCTCAACCTGTGCGTTACTCAACCCCAGGTTGCGCAGAAAATCAGCGAAGCCGGCATTGTCGCCCAGACGCTCCACCAGCGTGCCCAAACTATCAAGCGCCAGCGCCGCCAGGTTGACGCGCAGATCGCTGAGCGCGCTCAGAATAGGCAGGATGTTGTCGCGCAGCGCCGTGAACCCGCCGGCCAGCCCGCCTTCGCCAAAGCCGTCCACCACCGGTTGCACGGCGTCGATGAGTGGCTGAAAGACCTGCTGGAGATTGGTGAGCGTTTCTTGCAGGAAGGGGAAGCGCTGATTGACCAGCGCCAGCACGCCGGCCAGCCCGCCTTCGCCAAAGCCGTCCACCACCGGTTGCACGGCGTCGATGAGTGGCTGAAAGACCTGCTGGAGATTGGTGAGCGTTTCTTGCAGGAAGGGGAAGCGCTGATTGACCAGCGCCAGCACGCCGGCCAGCCCGCCTTCGCCCCAGGCCGCGACGAACGGCGCGCCCGCGTCTTGCGCTGCTTCGGCGAGCCGCGCGAACCCGTCGATGAGGTTCGCGACCACATCACCCATGCCGCTATCGCGAAAGCCGGCGGCTACGTCGGAGATCGCGCGCACCATATCAGTAAGCACGCGCGCCGCCGCGACGAGCCGCGGAACAAGCGCGACCACGCGCGGAATGATCGCCCCCAGGGCGGCCGCCATGCGTTGCGCCGCCGCCTCAATCTGGGGCTGAATGCTGGGCAGCCATTTCAGAAGATCGGCAAGCTGGGTTTTGAGCACCTCAAAGATCGGCGCGCCCAGCGTGCGCAGCGTCTGCCCCGTCCAGTCTTCGAGGTTGCTCATCATGCCTTCAAAGGTGGCCGACTGGGCTTCCATCATGCCGCCGTACTTCTGCTGCATAGCCTCAAGCAAGATGCCGGTGGCGCGATCCAGATCGGCCTGGCTTTTGATCACCAGCGCGCCGCCTTTGTCGAAGGTCAATCCCATCTCGGTCAGTTGCTGCTTGGTCACAATGCCCAGCTCTTGAAAGCGCGCAATGGCCTCGCCGGTCGCGCCGGCGCTAAACTTGCCGATATAGGTGGCAATCTCTTCAAACTCCGCGCCGGTTCCGGCGGCCACATCGCCGGCGATGCGCCGGATATCGGTTCCGCTCTTGCCGAAGCGCTGCACCGCATCGTCAACATGCAGGCCGAACGCCTGTAAAATCTTGTCGGCGCGCACAACGCCAGGGAGATCAAAAGGGGTGGTCGCGCCAAACGTGGCCAGTTCGTCCAGGCGTTCCTGGGCGGCTTCGGTCGAACCCAGCAGTACGCCGAACTGCACCGCATAGCGCTCGAACTCGGCGTTGCTGTCGATCATCGTGCGACCAACGCCGGCAATGCTGCCCGCGACATCGGCCATGGCCTGCGCCAGCATCTGGCCCGCGCCCTGCGCCACGCCGCGCAGGATTTCGCCCATCCCGCCAAACTGGCGCGCGGCGCTATCACTGGCCGCGCCGGCGCGGTTGATGGATTGCTCCAGCTGCCCCATAATGCCGTGCGACTGCTTTATCGCCGCGTGCAGCCCGGAGAGGTCGATGTCTATCGCGCCATGCGCCGTTCCGACACTGGTATCGCTCATTGGTCACCACATTCCATCGGGCGGCAATGCAACCGGGCGCGCCCGCTGGCCCAGGCGCGCGTAGTGTTCCGGCGGCGCATGCGCCGCGCTCTGCGCCGCGGTCTCGCGTGTCGCCACGAGCGCCGTCGCCAGGTCCACCTGGTAGGCCAGCCAGGGATCGTCAATCGCCAGCAGCGTCGCCGGGCGTTGCCGGTATAGCGTCGCCAGATGATGCAGCAGACGCGTTTCCGTTGGATTGGCCAGGAAACGCGGCGAATTGGGCGCCCTCCGCCTGCGCCCAATTCCAGATTGCCAGCCGGTCGCTCAACGGCAGTTCATCAATCGTCAGATGCGTGGCATCCGGCGTCTCGGCCAGCGGCGGATCAATCAGCGCCGCCGCGACCACCGTATTCACCATTGCGACATAGTCGCCAAAGGCTTCGGGAGTGACGCGGGTTGTTTCCGCCGCACCCAGTTGCACCATCACCATATCCACCAGTGGCGTGGGAATGCGGCCGCGCGCCAGCAGATCGGCCAGATCGACTTTGCGCACCGTGACGATCAACCCGCTGGGGAGCGTGAGTTGCTGGGTGCGCGCGGCGCGCCAGGCGGTCAGGGTGGTCATAGCGGCTCCTACGGCAAAACGGCGGCGGTTTCGTTGCGCACGATATCGGCAATCGCGCCATGGCCGGCGCTCGCTGTGCCGGTGTTGTTACTGACATTCGCGCCAATCGCGGTGAAGGTGAAGGTATCGGCGGTAGGCGCCGTAATAATCGTTTTGACGCCATTGATGTAGCTGGCCGCCGCACCCGCGATCGTCACTTCCTGGCCGGCGCTGTAGCCATGCGCGACGCAGGTGGCGGTGGCGATATTGTCCGTCACATCAATGTCGGTCAGGGTCTTTGTCACCGTGGCGTCGTCTTCGACGGCGATGCCCTTCAGGCTGGAGACGAAGAAGTTATCCCCCTGATAGCTGCCGTCGATGCCGCCGGTCAGCTTACATTTATACAGCTTGACATGCACATCATCGCCGGCGTCGCCCAGACTCTTACCATAGAGCGTGAACCAGGGGAAATTGTCGCCGGCGCGAATGGTCATGGTTTTGACTTCGTTCGCGCTGCTGCCGCTGGCGGCCAGCGTGCGCCCGCTCATAATCGCGTAGGCCTCAAGCAACAGGCCGCCCGCGCCAAGCTCCCACTCCACCGCTTCCACGAACGACGACGCGACGACCACGTGATCGTTGCCCTTCAGTTCATTCGACACGACCCGTTCGGTGAACTTGAGTGTCTGAGCGGCGTCGAGCACCGCCGTATCGGCGCTGGTACGGCTTTTGATCTTGATTTCGCGCAACCCAAATGGGAAGGCGTTGCCGGAAATAGCCATCGGTCTTCTCCTTTAACGGCGCACCATCACCACATAGCGACTGACAATCAGCGACGCGCGCAGCACCTCGTCAAACCGGCGCAGCACATCATCGGCGTACCGCAGCTCCCAGGACCCGCCGCTCGGCGGAGTCAGGCGCTGGCGATGCAGCAGCGCATAGGCGCGCAGGCGCGCCGCGTCAATCACATCCGCGCCCGCGCGCTGATACCAGTACAGCGTCACGCCCAGCCGGCTGCTGGTAGGCAGCGGCCCGGCGGCCACCTCGCTGCTCAGCGCCAGCAGGCCGCAGGGCTTGAGTTCGCCATTGGCGTCGAACGCCGCCGGCGTCGTCACGCGGCTGATCTCGCCGACCGTCTGGCCGTCGTAGAGCCCGCCGCTCAGCAGCGCCATCAGCGCGCTATCCGCCTGGAGGCGCGTCAGCACGGCAGCATTCATCGCGGAATATCCTGGAGCGCGCGCGCCAGGTTCGGCAACTCGCGCTCAATCGTCGGCCACAGAATAGCGTTGCGTCCGCCGCGGCTGAACTCCAGGAACTGGCCATACTCCACGCTATGCGCCAGCACAATCCGAATCCGGCGCATGCCCGGTTGCGGCGCTTCCGGTTCAACGCTGCCGGTCAACCCGGCGCGCGCCGCGCCGGTATCATCCTGCCAGGGCGCGTTGAGCTTGGCGTCGGCCTCCATCGCGAAGGCCGAGACGCGCGCCACCCGATGCGCCGCCCCGGCCAGTCGCGCGGCATAGCCGCCAATATCCAGGTCGGTTGGTCGTTTCGTCCAGCGCACGCCCATGGCTCACCTCACCAACTTTGCGTCGGCCACCGTTGCGATCGCGCGATCCGGCCGCACCAGCGTCACTTCGCACAGCGCGCCATTCCAGGTAAAGCGGTCGCCGGCCTGAATATTTAGTTCCGGCGCGCCAATCACCCGCACGGATGCGTGCGCCGCCTGGCTGCTCGGGTCGCGCTGGTCGCGCGGCAACGTCAGCGCCAGCGCCGCGGCTTGCGCCGCCAGCGTGGTCGCGCCGCGGCGCAAGGTAATCTGCTGGTCGCACGATTGCGCGACCAGCGCGCGCAGCCGGCTGGCGGTCGCGTCACTCCACATCACCACACCCCGTCATCGCGGCGCTCCGCGCGATACTCGTTGCGCCCCAACCCGGATGCGCGCTGGGTAAGCACGGTCAGGCCGCTGCCGGACGCAGCTCGCGCCGTGCGGGCCTGGTCGGCGCTCACCTCGGCGCGCAACCGCGCGGCCAGGGTTTCCCAGCCGCGCAGCCGCGCCGCCCATTCGGCGCTTTCCAGTCCATCCAGCGCCGCTTTGGTCGGCTCCTGGCTGTAGCGCGCAATCAGCGCGTCCGCCAGCGCGACGGTCGCCGCGCGCTCATCCTGGCCGTGGTAGGCCAGCAGGCCGGTGTAGATCGCGTTATCCACCGGCAATTGCAACGGATCGGCGCCCGCCGGCTTGGCCGCGCCGGTGTTGGTATCGCCCAGCGCCAGGCGCATGCGATCCAGCGCGGCAGGCAACGCGGGGTCAAACGTCGCGGCCATCGCTTAGGCTCCGGTTACGGTCGGCGCGGTGTAATCGCCACTGGCCGCCAGGTAGACCAGGCAAGCCTGGGTACGGTCGCGCACGCTGATATCAAAGCGCTGCCGCACAATCGCCTGATCCAGCGGGTAGAGCGAACGCGAGCGCACGTACGCGCCGCGCCCAATCGCGGCGTCATAGCGCCACACCAGCGGGTTCATGGCATTCAGCGCGCCATAGCTCTTCACAATCGCGATATGCGCTGTGGTGAACTCGGTCACTGGCTGCCAGACTCGAATGTCCTTGTCGTACACCCCGACAAAGCGCGCGGCGTCGATCTGCGCCTCACTTACGCCGCTGCCGGCGCGGATCAGCTCCGAGCCCGCCGACACGAAATCGGCCAGGCCGCTGATGGCATCCACTTCCGCCTGACTGGCGATCAGGTCAAACGGCCCGGCGTGCCACATTTTCAGCCGGTTGCGCGCCGCCTTAATCGCCGTCGCGCGATTAGCGGTCGTGTCGCGGAAGTAATGGGTGTAACTTCCGGGCAGCGCGTCGCCATTCGGGTAGCTCGCGCCGACGAAGACATTACTGCCCGTACCGCTGCCGGCAAAGCCGGGGCTGGTCGCGGTCGTGCCCTTGGCGACACGGATTTCGGCATTGCTGAACAGGCGGTGCAGCGTCCGCGCGCGCTGTTTCATCCGCAGACCCAGCAGCGCGTTGTCGATGTTGTTCAGGATCTGCGTCTGGCTCATGCCTTCCAGGCCGTCTTCGGTAAACTGAAGGCTGACATTCCAGCCCTTGATGGCATACATATGCCCGGCGCGCTCCACCAGTTGGGGCCGCGGCATAGTGTATTCATCATCTTCCGCCGCGCTGAAGGCAGCGGCGGCGTTATCATCCTGCCAGGCTTCGCTGGTCGGCGTAATCAGCGCCGCCACCAGCGGGTCGAGCGTGCTATTGAACGTCGCCACCCGCCGGTCAATCTCGCGCAGCAAGTTCTCCCAGACGACACCGGCGCGCGTGCTCAGGCCGCGCAGATAGGTCGCGTCGATATTCGCCGGCAGGTCAATCGTGTTGGTATCCAGAACGCCAAATGGCATGGCGGTCGATCCTTTCGAGCATCGTCTTAGACGAAGTTAAACCGGATGCGGGTGGCGCTTACCGCGCGCACATTCGGCTGCGCCGGCACGGCGACGGCCGGCGTCGTGGCCGCGCTGTAGAACGTCGTCGCGGTGGTGTCCAGCCCGCCGGCGGTCGCGCCCGACGGGTAGAGCGCCGTGCCGGGCGTCATGCCGGAAAAGCCGTCCATCTCGCCCTGAATGCCGACCGGGAAGTTGGTCTGCCCGGCAAAGCCATCCTGAAGCGCGATACCGTGGGCGTTGACGGCGCTGGTGGCGGCCTTGCTCCAGCCCGACGCCCCCAGGGTCAACAGGTCGCCGGCGGTCACCGCTTCGGTGAGCGTGCCGGTGTCGTTAAACTCATAGCCGACCGGCGTGACCGGGCGGGCTTTGACGCGGGTTACCGCGGCCATAGGACTGCTCCTTTACGTTGTTACCACCGTTACCACGACACATCGCCAGGCTGCTGAAACTTGTAGCGCGCCGTCGTCGCGGGCTGATCCGGCGTGGTCGCCGGCGCGGCGGGCGGCGTGCGCCCGGCCTCGGTGCGCGGCGCGGCGGGCAGGCTCTTCAGCTTCGCCGCCAGCGCGCGTGACTTCGCCACCCAGGTCAGGCGCTCGTCGAGGCGCTCGGCGCCTGGGTCGAGGCTCTTCACCTCATCGGGCCAATCGGCGATCTCGGCCTCAAGCTGCGCGTTCAGCGCGGCGGCATAGCGCGCGGCGGACTCGGCCTGGACGCGCGCCTGGTCCAGTTCGGCGGCGCGCTGCTCGGCCAATTTCTGCCACTCGGCATTCTTGGCCAGCGCGTCGTCTTCGGCCTTCTTGCGCTCGGCGGCGGCGCGCTTCTCGGCGCGCGCCTGCTCTTCGGCCAAACGCTCTTTCACAATCCGATCCAGTTCCGCCTGGGTAAAGGCGCGACTGGTCTCCCCGCTCGGAGCCGCGGGTTGCTCGCCTGGCGCGGCGGATATCGCGGCGTTTGAACCGGGGTCGCCTCCCGTGGCGCTCGCCCCGCCAGTCGGAGCGGCGCTCGCGCCGCCCGCGCCGCCCTCGGCGGCCAGCAGCGGCGTACGCGAAAACCAGCGAAGAACCATAGAAACCCTCCAACACAACGCCCGGCTCGTGTCCTTCGTGGGAGGGACACGAGCCGGGCATCTGACATCCGGCGTCCGCGCGGGCTATCCCCGCCGCGGCAATGATGATTGTGGTTGCTGGTTACTCCGTCCAGCGCCGCTACTGGTGTTGACCGCGTCCGGGGTTCGGGCGCGGGCGGCAGATTTCTCGGTCATTGGCGACGGTCGCCCGTCGCGCCAAGTATAGCACAGATATGCGAGCGGGCGTTTCAGGGGTCAACCCTGGGGCGCGGCGACTATTCCAGCGCCCCTTCCGGCGCGGGGCCTGGCTCTTCTGTAAGAGACAAAACCTCTACTTGCTCAGGCAGTATTTGTTTTGCACGTTCAACCGCTATTTGTTCAGTCCAGTAATCATGCCGGGCGATAGGGGATTCGCGCAGATTATAGTTTAATTTTTCAATCTCCCAATCATACCGATCATCAACAGATCGGTAATTTTTGGCGGGAACCCATTTGCCGTAGTGAAATGTAGCTTCATAACGCTCTTTTATACGAATGACAGTTTGAGTCATGGCATTCTCACAATCGTATAGATAAAATCGAACATGTCCGGGTCGTCACGGGCAAACCCAAGCGGGTCAGAATAAAACCATTCCAGTCCCATTGAAAGCACTTCGGTTCCCGTGTATTCCCCGGCGGCATTGCGATACTGCCGCCCGACATAATAATCGCGAAACTGATCCGGCCGCGTCACCTTCTTGGGCTCGTTCAGGTATTTCGGATTATATTGATACAGTGGGATATCTTTCTCGCCCGCCGTGCGGCGATCCAGGAATGCTCGCGCCGCGTCTCGCACGGTAGGGTTGATATCTTCGAGCCAGTGCCCCATCTCGTGAATAACAGTGGCTGCATCGGCGGTATTTCTTAACCGAAACGCATTTGTCCCAACTACATAATACGAGTTATTGACAGTTGTTTCAACCGTCAATTGCGTCGTTTTATGTTCCACCATGCGCTCAAAGGCGCGGATCGCCTTTTCAATCTCGGGGCGCTGCGTGTCGGGAACCCCTTGTGTGATAAACGCCTGCACGCGGGCAGGGTTGCGGGTGTACAGTTGTTCGCGCAGCAGTTCAGGGTATTCGGCGTCCAGCTTATCGTAGTGTTCGCGCGCGCGTTGCAGCCGCGTCTTCACCTCATTGAGCCTCACGCGCGCGGCGGTACGCTCGGCTTGCGTTGGCGCAACGAATTTCGTGCGCTCCAGTTCATCGCGCTCTTGCACCAACGCCGCGATATCTTGTTTCAGGTCGGCCTGCTTCGCTTTCGTACGCTTCGCGACATGCTCTAAACGTTCGCGCGCGGATGCCGCCGGGGTTGTCGCTGGCGGCTTGGGCGGGGCTTGGGTTGGACGGCCCGCTGGCTTGTCGCGGTTGCTCTCCAACTCCCCCACCCCGCGCTCGTACACCGCTCGCCCCCAGCGCGGATCATCGCGCACGCCCACCAGGTCGTTCAGGGTAATACGCCCGCGCTGGTACAGATCGAACTTGGCCGGCCCCAGTATGGCGCGCTGCGCGGCTTCGGGCTGGCGGGCGAACCACGCCGCGCCGGTTTCGCGCGGCGGCAAGGCACGGTCTTTTAATAGGGGTACGGGAGTACACCTACACGAAATGTGGCTCGCGAACGGTTCGTTCAGGCCGAACTCACGCCCGTCCATCGCCAGGCAGACCGGGCAGGTGCGCCGGCTGGGCGACGCGCGCCACTGCCAGCCGCGCAGAATGTCGGCGTTCGCCTGGTAGGTTTGCAGACTGGCGTTACGGTAGGCGCGCAGGTGCTCGGTGCGCGCGATGCGCAGCGCCCGATGCAACCCGCCGCCCAGCGCCGCGCGAATATCTCTGGCGGTCTGGCGCGGGTTGCGCCCAGTGGCCACCGCGTGAGTCAGCGCCGCGCTCACATCGGCGGCGGCCTGCGCGCCCACGCGCGCCAGCAGTTCCGCCAGCGGCGAGCCATCCGCCAGCACGCCCACCACTTCTTCCACCGCGCGCGTATTCAGCCGCGCCACATCCGCCGCGCCGCGCATCCCGGCATCGTCAAGCGCGGCCTGGGTCAACTGGGCGGCCTCGCGGGTTGCGGCATCGAGTGCGGCGCGCTGCGTGGCGGTGATCACCGCGCGCGCCTGCTCGGCATAGCGCGCCCACTCGGCGATAATCTGGCGGCGCAGCGTCGTCAGGCGGTCGCGCTCCATCAGCCAGGAGGGCTTCACCGTTTCGCCCGCCGCGCGCGCCGCGTCAATGTCGGCGGTCAGCGCGGCCACGCGCGCCTGCACCCGCGCCTCCACGCCGGCATAGGCCGCCATTAGCCGGCGCAGCGCCGCGGCGTCACGTTGCAGCAGCGCCGCGCGCGCCGCGGCCAGGGCGCGATCCAGTTGTGAAACAACGGTGTCGCTCATACGCCGCTATTGAAATTATCCAGCATGGTCTGCCCCAGGCTGGCGCTTTGCGCGCGGTCGTCATCCATTTCTGCCAGAATGCGATCCTGCTCGCGCGGCGCATACCCCAGGGTGCGCAGCGTTTCGCGCCGGCTGACGAACGGCGCGCGCTTTTCGGCAATCAGCGCCAGGGTCAACGGGTCGCGCCGATCCACCGGGTCGAACACCGCGCTAATCAGCAGCGTCTCATCCAGACCCGCGCCGCCAAACACATTCGCCAGGCGCGTCGCCTTATGCGCCAGACTCGCCCAGGCCGGGCCAATCGCGCCGGCCAGCGTCGTCGCCTTATCCACCAGCGGTTGTTCGGCGCGCAGCAGCGCCTCGCCGCTGGGCCAGTCGCCGGCAATCAAATGTTGCGGCACGCCGGTCATCCGGCTCACCGCCTGGAGCTTCACGGTCAGGGTGCGTTCCAGTTCCGCCAGGCTGCCCGCCGGCAGCGCGCCGAACCGCGCGTCGGCGGATGGGTCGCGGAAGAACGCCCCCGGCTCGACGATAATCGGCTGCTCATTGCCGGCTTCGTCATACACCGGCTGAATGCCGGTGCCGTAGAGCATCTGGTAGCCGGCGAAGCGCGCCGCCGCCGAGAGATCGCGCTGCACATCATTGATTTCGTCTTGCAGCCCCAGCACGCCGCCGTCCAGCAGGCTCATCCCGTAGTACGGCAAGGGATCGCCGGGCGCGTCGCCGTCATTCGGGCGGTCGAACGCCGCGATATGCACCACCGGCAGTCCCAGCGGCGCGCCGCGCGCGTCGCGCCAGGGAACCGGCCAGCTCGCGTCGCCATCCAGCCGGCGCGGCTGCCAGCCATCACCGCTCAACTGGTAGCGCTCAATCCGGTCAGGATACCAGACCGTGCGCTTGCGCTCCCATTCTTTCACCGCGTACTCGGGCCGGCCCAGGTCGTCATAGGCCACCCACAGCCCGTGGGTCCCATTCCACCAGGGCTCGCGGGTGCAGACCACCCGCCCATCGCGCCACTCCAGCGCCACGCCGTGATTGCCGTCGCGCAGCGCGGCATACTGCACCTCCGCGCTCAGCCGCTCAAACTGATTCAGCACCCACCAGGCGCGCAGCCAGGTTTCCAGCGCCGCCGTCGCGGCGTCGTCGCCATCAATGGTAAACCGCGCCAGGCTCACGCGCGCCGCGACCCGGCTGAGCGCCATATGGCAGACATTGTCACAGAACAGGTGGCCCAGCAGGCCGCGCAGAATACGCTGCTGGCCGCTGGTAAGCGTGCCGCGCTGGCGGCCGCGCGCGTAGGCGCGAAACGCCGACGCCTGCGCGGCGTCGGGTTGCGCCGCGGCGCGGCGCTGGGCGATGGCGTCATCATTCATGCGTCCCCCGCGAGATAATTCGACTGGCGCGAGCCGCGCGGCTGTTCGAGCCAGCCGGCGATATAGCGCGCCGCGTCAAGCATATGAAAGCTGTGCTGATCCTCAATCGCTTCGGTCGGCTCGCCTGCAGCGTCCAGCTCACGGCTGTAGGTTTGCAGCTCTTCCAGCAGGCGCGCCAGATCATCGAACACCAGCAGCGCACCGCGCTTGATCAGGCCATACAACCGGTCAATGCCGATCTCAATCGCGCTCACCGCCGGCTCGCGCACCGGCACGCCGGCGGCGCGAAACTCCGCGCGAAACTGCCCCTCCGACGCCGAACCGCCGACGCAGGTCGGGATCATTGGTTCGCCCTCGCGCAGCGCCGTCGCATGCTCTTTGGCGGTGCGCCCGCCCGCCAGATACTCGCGATAGGCGTAGAGGCGGTTCGTCCCCGGCTCGCGCGCCAGGAACAACCCCGCCGTATGCACCCCGCCGAAGTCCAGCCCCAGGAAGCGCGGCCAGTGCGCCGGAATGGCGAAGCGCGGCACGACGTGAGCATTCATATCGAAGCAGTCGTAAATCAGGCCGGCAGGGCGGGTAAAGATCGCGCGGTAGAACAGGTCGAACTTCCAGGCCGGCAGGTCGCGCCGGGCGCGCTCAAACTCCGCCTGGGGGAAGGCCGGGTTCTCGGTGCTGTCGAAGCGAATCACCTCGATCTCAGAGTCGCCCGCGCGCCAGCGATCCCAGATTTTCTGCTTCAGCCAGCCCAGGTCATAGGGCGTGGTGGTAATCAGCGTCCGCCCCTGGTGAATGCTCAAGCGCCGCTGAATGGCTTCCCAGGAGCCCAGCTTGAAGCGCTTCTGACCGGCCTCGTCCAGCCAGGCCGCCTTGGCGGTGGCGCTCTCCAGGCTCTCCGGCTCGGCGGCATAACCAAACAACACCCGCGTCGGAGTGGATTGCGGCGCACCAAAGGTGCGCCGCGCCGCCGTCACCGAAAAGGTGAAACGGCGGGTGGGCGAACCGGTATACACGCCCAGGCGCATGTAATCTTCAAAGACGCGCCGAAACTCCGGCAGCGCCTTCAGCTCAAGCAGTTGGAAGGTTGGCGTCACCACCATATAATCCCCCGGCCCGCGCCGCTGAATCTCGCGGTAGAGCCAGTGCGGCCCCCACGAAGTCTTGCCGCTCTGCGTGCCGGCCAGCACCGCCACCACCCGGCGCTCGCTGCGCCAGGCGCGCCACTGGCCGCGGTGCATATGCAGCCGCAGCGCGCCATCCGGCGTGACATCCACCAGGTCGCGCACTCAGACATCCTCCGCATTCGGCGGCGCCAGCGCCTCAATAATCCGGATCGGCCCGCCATCCGCGCCGGTCACTTCCTGCTTCGCCGGCGCGTCCAGCCCCAGCAGCTTGCGCCGGCTCTCGCTCACCCCGCGCAGCGCCGTCACGGCCGGCGCGACCGCGTCGGCGTCCACCTGGTCGAGCGCTTCCACGGTTTTGCGCTCAGCGAACGAAAGCACGCGCAGCTCGTGCTGGATCATCGCCTCGCGGTCGATGACCGCGCGCTGGTTCAGCCGGGCGATGCGCGCCCGTACCGCGCGGTCGGTCATCACAATCGGCGGGGCCAACGCCGCCAGGCGCGCCGCGATTTCCACGCTCGTCAACCCCGCCAGATCCCAATCGTTGATCTGGCGGTCAATCGCTTCGCTCTGATGCGCTGATTTCGCGACCGGCGCGGCCATAACGCAAACTCCATAACGCAAACGCTACGGGGTGCCCCGATTCACTGGGCGTTTAAGTGTTCCCGCGACCGGTCGCCAGAGCGCCACCAGGTCGCCCGCGCCCGCCGGGGTGGTCGCGCCGGCATCGGTATACGTCTCCCGGTCGTGGTACCACACGCCCGCCACGCCAGAATGCGCTCGGGCGCGATACCCTCGCGGTCAAAGAGCGTCAGCATTGCCTTCCTCCTAGCGGAAACTCCATGGCGGAAACGCTACGGGACTGCCCGCAACCGCGTGACATCAGCGCGCACCAGGTCGAGGTCAATCGCGGCGCCGGGGCAGCTCTTCAAACTGCCGCACTCGCGGTGGCCGCGAATGTCGAGCGCGCTGCCGCGCCACTGTTCCAGCGCCGCGATGAGGTCGTAGACCCATTGGCGCGTCGCCGGCAACCACGGCGCGCGGTCGTAGTCGCCCACGACTTCCAGGCCGTAATAGTCGGCGTTATAGCGCCCGGCGTGCGTGCCGGGCAGATTGAGCGGCGTCAACTGCCATAATCCATCGGGCGCGAGAAACAGATGCGGCCCGGATGACCAGCCGAGGCCGACATAGTAGCCATGAATGCCCCACATCGTGCGTTCGCCGCGCCACTGTTCCCAGGTCGGACGCCAGGTGTGATGCAGCACGATGCCGCGCACGTGTGTGGCCGCGCCGCGCGGCCGCGGCCAGCGCGTGCAGGCCTGCGCATCGTGGCGCGCCAGATGCGCGCGAAACGCGGCGATATCCGGCCAGTGAAGGATGGCGGCATGGAAGGTCATGATTGCTTCACCCCAAAGCGATACGCAATTTGCGACCAGATCGCGCTCAGCGCGGCCGCCAGCGCGGTATCGAGCGCTGCCAGCACATCACCGCCGCTCAGCGCCGCGACAGCGACCGACGCCATGCCGGAGATCGCCGCCGCCAGCGCCAGCGCCGACAGGAGCGCACCGCGCGGACTAAATAGCGCCCATGACAGCACAAAGCCATCAGGCCGCTGGTAGTGCCGTGCGCACCACGCTTTCAGGCCGGCGCGCCGGCGTATCGTCTGAAACAGCGCCGAGGCCAGCGCGCCGGCGACGCCGGGGGCAATCAGATACTGAAGGATAATCAGCAGCATAGCGGTCGTTTCGGTCACTCGCGCTCTCCTTCCCGTTTCGCCCACACGCGCGTATCGCTGTCGCGGCGGCCAAAACGCATCGGGTCACTAAGCGCCAGATGCGCTTCAATCGCACCGATCCGCTCGGTCATTTGCTGCATATCGCGCAGCGTCGGCATCTGGCCGATCTGCACCGAAAACGCGGTAGACAGCGACGTGAGCACCTGCGTGTTCTGGCGCGTCTCCAAGACATTGGATTGCACCAGTTCACTCAGTTTAATAAGCGCATCGGCAATCTTTTGCTCCGCATCGGCGCGGTGCTCGAGCGCTTCCGTTTCGCGTTCGACCCTCGCCAGCTCCGCCTTGGCTTTCGCGCGCAAAATGTCGGTCGTCGCGCCGGCGCGCGCCGCGATCGCGGCCGCGATTAGCGGCCAGACCTTTGCGCTGAACCAGCCGGCGATCAGCGCGGCTACAATCAGCCAGATCGGCGTGTCACTGGGTAATGATGGCGTCATTCCGCGCGCTCCCGCGATGCGTCAGCGCCCGCCAGGCGCGCTTCGAGCTCCGCGACCCGCGCCGCCAGCGCCTCATCCGCAATCTGGCGCGTGACGATCTCGCTGCTGAGGATTGCCACGACGCGGTTGATCAGCGCCTGGTCCACATCGTTCAGCGCCTGCACATACAGGTGCGCCTCGCGCAGCAAACGCTCGCGCATGAGCATGCGCTGCACATTGCGGTCAGCGGCGGGAATCAGGTCGTACTCGGCAAACAGCGCCAACACCGCGTCGATCCACTCCGCGATGAAGAGCTCGCGCTGCAACCGGCGCCGCTCCTGCGCGTCGGCCAGCGGGGATCGCAAATCACTGTACGGTTCGGTCATCGGCAACTCGCACACACAAAAGGCGTCTGCACAGCCAAAACGCTGCAAACGCCTCACGCGGCCAGTATAGCACGGATTTGCGGTTTTGTGACAAGATGTGTCACAAAATGATGACAAAAAACGCGTCGGGCGCTCAGCCCGACGCGGCGGCTATCAGAATGGCAAACTGCTATATTTAGCAACCCTGATAGCGTGACCGGCGCAGTGTAGCACGGACGAGCGAAACCCGCAATCATTGCGGGTTTGAACACGCAAACGCGCCGGGCGTCTCACGACGGCGGCGCGCCAGCAAAGGTACGCAATGACCTGCTCATTGTAGCACAAAATTGCGACCATGCACCATCTATGCGATACTGCAACCGGTCTCGATTGAGGCCGCGCCCCGCCGGCGGCTGCAAGCGCCTCACCCGCACGGCCAGCTGGCGGGGGGCTACCTTAACCGCGCCGTAGCCGGCGTTCGTACTCGGTGTGCGTCCCTATCCAATCCCAGGTGATAGTGTCTTCAGATTCACGCCACCCAATGGCGCGGTATCCTTCGGCGATCCTCACCGACCAGACGGGGTATTTGGTTGAAACGCGCTTAAAATGAAGGCTTGGGTGGAATGGGTCTTGACGAAACAATCCATACGCCACCCTGGCTTCGCGGCGGATCGCCGGCGGAATGCGCGCATACGCATCCCAAAACGCGGGCGTGGCATACGAAATCACAGCCGATCTTCATCGAGTTCTTCAACGCGCCGCGCGCCGCGCGCCGCGCGCACGCGCGCCCCCATCGCCGCAAAATACTGATCGCTCTCGGCAAACAGTGCATCCCACCGCTGCTCATCCGCCGCCTCAGCGATCTCTTCCGGCAGTGAAACGCGCGAAACTTTGCCGGGGCGCACGATGAAAATTGCTTTTGCATTGGTTCGCGCCCAGCCGAATGGCAATCGCATTGTTGTCTCACTCACGGCTTCCTCCCGGACCAAACCGCTCGTGCCAGGCGGCAAAGACGCCCTGAAGCACGTCAAGAAACTCCGGCATCCGCGATGGCGACACGACGATGCGCGCGAGGCATTCGGCGCGCACCGATGTGAGCCCCCGCGCCTGCGCGGCCTGTTCATCCGGCGACCCCAACAAAATTGGCGGCGGTATCTCGAAAAACGAAATGACAAACTCGTGCTCTGTATGCTGTACCACAATATTGGTCGCATAGCGAGGAATCAGCGCGTCGGGAATGTGCCAGTCGATGGGCAATCCAAACGTGGCTTCCGGCTCGTCGGGTTGTCGTTCGTGTGGTGTCTGCATAGCCCCTCCCTTTCCGCGTATTATACCCCATCCCCCTTTGCGGTTCCCCGCCCCCTTGACCCTACCGCCCGTCGTAGGGTATGATGGTGAAACATTCGTGCGTGTTCATGAGAACGACTATGCGACCCGATCGATTGGCGCTCGTGCTGCTGGTGGCGACCATCATTGTGTTGATTTTTGGCGACTTCGCGACCCGCGTGGTATTTGCGGTGCTGCTGGCGCCGGGTGGGGCGGTGGCGTACTGGAAGGTGTTGGAACTGGGTGGGCGAAGGGTGCTTATTTCTTTGCGTCACCAGATTGTGAACGCTCCTCAAGAAGCCGCTGCCCATACCCCATTAACGCCCAATACTTTTCCGGGTCAGACAGAAGTTCATCAATAAGTGCCACCGCGCTTTCACGGCGGGAATCATCGCCGCCGGAAAGAATGGTATTCGCCAGATCGGCTGCCTCTTCCTCTGAAAGCTGGTCAATGCGCGCCAGGTCACTCAATGACCCATGCAAGTACTGAACCGCGCGCACGGCGAACGGCGTTTTAATATCGCGCGTCCGCCCCTGTTCCCATTCGATATAGGTGCGACGCGGCATTTTGATTGCATCGGCCATTGCATCCAGCGTCACGCCACGCCCCTTACGGAGCGTAACAATATACGCACGTATAGCCTCGGCTCCCGACATTGCCGCCTCCATGGCATCCCCCTCTTTTCATCCTATCATCGGTGCAACATATTGCATAGTGCAGGTTTTACGTTGACACGTCCGTTCGCTCGTGGTATTGTTAGTGCAGTTAATTGCACTTCGAGGTGAGCCATGAGCCGCTATCCGAACTTTGACCAGGCACTTCGCAACATCGCGCCGACTCCCGATGAAATCGCCGTAAAGCTCGGTGTATCGCGTAGATCGGTGTTCTACTACCTTCGCGGCGATTATTTGCCGCCATTGACGGTCATTAAGCGCGTTCCTGAACTGGATGATGCGCTTGATCGCGACCTGAGCGAACAGCGCCAAGCTGAAATAGCCGCTTGACGCGTGCAATTACTTGCACTATAATAAGTGCAAGTAATTGCACTATTGCGAAGGGAGCCACCGCAATGACAAGCATCACCCGCGCCGCCCGCTGGAACCTGGCCGAATACCAGACGCGTGAACCGCTGGAACTCATCCCGCTGCCCGCGCAGCTCTCCGGCTGGCGCTGCACCCCGGAACTGGCGAAGGTTTGGGCCGCGTACCAGCGCGGGCGGATGCCCGCCGCCGCCGCGAAGGCCGAGTGTAAACGACTGATGGACGCCGAGTTGGTCGAGGAGGCCGACGCGGCGTTCAGCGTGTACAACGCCGACGCCTGGATTGACTACGCGGCGCTCAATGCCGCGCTGACCGAGCAGGACGCCGCCGCCGGCGCGGTGGTCGCCACCCTGCGTGAGCGCGCCGCCACGGCGGACGAGCGTACCGCCGCGCTGTACCGCAAGGCCATCGATCTGGTCGACCGCAACGGCCTGCCGCTCGTCGATGGCGACGGCTGGGCGGTTGCTGGCGCGACCGGCGTGTATCACACGCGCATCGATGGCTGCGACTGCCCCGCCGGTCAGCACGGGCGGCGCTGCTGCCACGTGCTGATTGTCGCGGCGCTGTAGGGAGGGACGTGACACGGGCAGGGGAATGACGGCCAGCCCGACCACCGTCCCCCGGCTATAGGCCATTGCCGAGTCAGCGCCGCAACGCGCCAGGGCTGCTATCAACGACAACCAACGCAAAACCAGTGAAACTCGCAACGAACCCAGCAGCAGAACCAGCACCACCAATCGACGACTGACGACGGGGCGGGATGGCCGCCCCGATGGGATAGGGAAGGGAACGGACGATGACCAAGCGAAGTGTCAATTTTCACCGAGCGCCAAAGGGCGCCGGCCTGGGCGAGTTGGCCGAAATGGTCGGGTTGTCTGATTTAGAGACAGGCCAGATGGCGCGCGACGTTGCGGCGTCCGTCGAGCAGGCGCGGCAGGCGCGAATTGCCGCCGCGAAATGGCGCGTCTGCTGGCGACGAACCGCCGCCGACGAATGGACGGAGGAATATTTCACGAGCAGCGCCGCCGCTCGTGACCGCAAGCACGTACTGCGCTCGCGGCGATTGTGGGCGGCGATCGTTCAGTTGCGCGCCGCTGACGGCGCCTGGATAACGCTATGAAATACATCGCACTCCTCAGCGCCGTCGTGCTCTTCCTGACCGGCTGGACGCCGTTCGGCTGGCTGGCATTGGCCGCGGCGCTGTGGCTGCATATCGTATTGGAGGACGGAGATGGCGAACTGGGACCCCGATGACGATCCGTACGCGAACGGCGATGAGCCGCCGGTGGCCGATGACGAGGACATTTACGGCCCGCGCGTACCGGAAGAACGACACACGAATTGGTAGGTGCGTATGACCACGATGCACCGCAACGGGTTCGGATCGGTCGAGCGGCAATGCTCCACCAAGAAGGTCGCGGAGTTGAGCCGGAAGGAAGCCCGGCGGCGGAAGAAGAAGCTGGAAACGTATTTTGGCCAGGAATACCGCGAATACCGCTGTGAGATATGCGGGCACTGGCATCTCAGCCGGCGCCGGGAGAGCAATGATGGAATCAATTGACGCGCTGAGGTACGCCGTGAACGCGCTTGATCTTCAGGGCGGCATTGCGCCGGGCGAGACTGCCGCGCATTTGCTGCGCCTGGCGCTCTGCCGGATGGAGCGCGACCACTACGAACACGAACTGGAGATACTGCGCGCTGACTGGCACGCGCTGATCGAACAGCATCAGATCGCTGAGTGTCGCCTGATCGACGCGCAGAACAAGATCGCGGCGCTGGAGGCGGAACTGGCGCGCGCTACCGAGCAGTGGCAACTGGAGCAGTCGCTGGCTGAGAACTTTCGCCAGCGGGCGCGTGTGGGGTGTCAGTGGTCAGCCCGCTGGAAAAAGATCGCCAAGATCAACTATCGTGACGCCGCGCGCGCCAGCGCGGCGGTAATCACCCGCCAGCGCGACGAGCTCGACGCCGTGCGCACCGACCTGGCGCGGGCGCGGGAGGAGATCCGCAACGCGGCGGCGGCGCCGGCCAGCCGGGACGAACAGATCGCGGCACTGGAGGATGAATTCACCAAACTGCGCACCAGTGCGCCCTCCGCCGGTCCACGGCTGTTTACCTGTGACGACTGCGGCGCGACGTTCGCGTCGCCGCAGGGGTTGGGCAGCCATCGGCGGAAACACACGGCAAGGCCGGTCGAGGAACCGGAAGAGATTTTACCGTTCGAGCCGGAGCCGCGTGCGCCACGCAGCTTCATTGACGACGAGATAACGACCGTGGTCGCGCGGGCGTCGATCACGGCGGGCGAGTGGTCGTGTCCGTCGTGCGGGCGCGATTCGTTCGCGCAGGCGATCAATAGCAGCGAGTGCATCAGGTGTGCGAAAGCAAGAAAGGCGGCATAGCGATGCGCAAAACCGAATGGACGCTGCCGGACAGCGATGAACTGGATCTCTTTTTAGCGCAGCCGCTTCATCAGCGTGGCGCGCGACTGCTGGCGATGACGCCCACGCGGCGCATCGCCTACGCCGTGGCGTATGCTCGCCGCGCGGGGAGTATGCCCAATCAGGTGATGGTTTTGTTTGACCGCTGGAAGGCGCTGCATCTCGATACGAAACAGCGCGATTGAGAAGTATTCGGTTGTTAAAGGGCTATTTGCAGTCTCGCGCACCGGAATGCCCACCGCGACAAGAAAGGTACAAGAATGATCGCCAATTTGACCTATCTGTGCCTGTTCTTCGCCACGCTTGGCTCTGCGTTGCTGCTTGAGCATCTGCGCAGCGACCGCCAGCGCAGCTACGCGCCGCGCTGGACGTGGTTGACGGTGGTCGCGGGAGTCGCCCTGGTCGGCGCGTTCGTCGCGCTGCATCTCTGGTCGCTGCCCGTTGCGCCGGAGCCGGATCGCTGGCAGGTCTGGCAGGTCTGGTATGGGACGCCCGGTCGCGCCGACGTGGCGCAGTGGGTGGATCTTTGCGACCAGACGACCAATGCGTATCGCAGCGGCGACCGCGCGCATGCACTGCGCTGCCTGTGGCAGATGGCGGTACTGGCGGCCGGGAGCCCGGCGGAGGCGCGCCGCTGGGCGGCAGGGAACGCGGAATGAGCGCGCGCTATGTCGCCATCATCTACTGGCGCATGATGCGTCTGTGGCTCCTGGCCGCGCGCGGACGCGTCTCGCCCACGCTGGCGCGGCGGCTGGCGCGCCATATTCAGGCTGAAGTACAGGGGTAAACACAATGGGCCGATGGATGCCGCCAATTCCCGCCGGCGCGCTGTGGTCGCCCGATGCCGTGCGGCTTGGCGCGGCGCTTGCCATGCTGCTGTGGGCGTATGACGGCGTCGAACGCGATGGGACGGTACGGATCAATCTGGACGATGCCGCCGCTGAACTGGCGCGCCCGTACCGCACGATCAAGTCCTGGTGGGCCGCGCTGCGCGCCGGGCCGTTCTTTGTCGCCATTGATGATCATGGGCGCGCCGGCTTCGTGGCGCGCTTTGCTGATGACTGGCTGGAGTGGCGCATCCTGTACAACAACTATCCCGTCAAAAACCTTTCAAGGGCGGATGAAGGGCAGAATATTGCCCTTGAAACAGAAGCGGAACCCGTCAAGGACATTTCAAGGGCGGATGAAGGGCAGAATATTGCCCTTGACGGTCGTGTGTATAAGGTACTTCATGACGATCAGGATTCAGGGGGATCGCAGCGTTCGCGCAAGCGCTCCGCTACTCCGCGTCCGGCGCGCAAGCGCGCCGACGCACCCCCCGATACAACGCCGCCTGAAATTCGCCAGGCGCTGGCCGATGCGTGCCAGGTGGATTTGCAGTACGGCACGCGCGGCGATGTGATGCAGGTCATCACGGTGAGCGCCGAACTCTGGCGGATGGCCCAGGAGCAGCGCGCCCCGCCGGAGGCGGTGATGGTCGGCATCCGGCGGACGGCGGACTACTGCCGCCGGCGGGTCTTCCCGTTCAACAACGGCAAAAACGAACGCATCAAGCCCGGCGCCGTTCAGTCGAACTGGCGCGCGGCGTACGAGGAACGAAATGAAAACCTATCGCCAAACGTTCGCGCCGGCGGCGGAGTCGCTGGACGCGCAACTCAGCCAATACCAGCAGTCCAGTACCGCGCTGGTGGGGCCGTTCGCTCATCTGCCGGTCGGAACCCGGCTCCAGTGCCCGACCTGCTACCAGATCGTGGAGGTGCGCGAGAGCCGATCGGAGTACAAAGGCCGCCGCCTGAAACTTCTGAGTGACTGCGCCTGTAATCTGGCTGAAATCGCGAAATACGAGGCGTTTGCCCGGCGCTCCGACGCGTACCAGACCGAAACCCGCATTGGCCACGCAAGCGATATCAGTCACATCCGCCATCTGACGTTCGACACGTTTGACTGGCGGCGCTACCCGGCGGAGAACAATCCGGCAGGCGAGGCGCGCGCCTGGATCGAGGCCGCGCTGCCGCTGCCGGTCGCGGATTATCATCGCGGCGCGGTCGCGTGTCTGTATTTCTACTCGCCGGGGCGCGGGCGCGGCAAAACGCACCTGGCGGCGGCGGTCGCGCATGTCGCGGCGGCCTATCCGCGCAGCGTGTATTTCTGTAACGAGATGGCCTGGATTGACCGCTACTGGAGCGTCGATTTGGAGACCAAGCGCGATATGACCCACGCCGCCGGCGAGCGCGCCTGGCTTACCGTTATCGACGACCTTGGCCAGCGGGAGAACCCGCCGGCCAGTTTGCGCAACGCCTGGTATGCGATTTTCGATCCGCGTTGGCTCAAGCGCGGCTGGACGATCATTACGTCGAACTGGACGCCGGATGATTTGCTGGCGCGCGGCACGATTAGCGAGGCGACGCACTCGCGGTTGGTGCAGATGACCGGCGGCGTAATCGTTCAGTTCCACAGCGGCGATTATCGCCTGGAGCGGCACGATGAAACTGACCTATGATTCGCCGCCGCGACCGCCCTGCCCTGGCAAGCCCGGCAAAGGCTGGGTGTGGGCGTCGCTGGGCGGCGGGCGCTATGCCTGGGTGAAAGTGCTGCCGGAAAAACGACGATGAACGATTATCCCGCCGATTGGCCGGCCATCGCCCGCCAGGTCAAGGACGCCGCTACGTGGCGTTGCGTTCGCTGCGGCCACGCACACGACCCGGCCAGCGGCTACACGCTGACCGTCCACCATCTGGACGGTGATAAGGCCAATTGCGCGTGGCATAATCTGGCGGCGCTTTGCCAGCGTTGCCACCTGCGCATTCAGGCCAAGGTCAGGATGGAGCGCGTATGGATGTTTGACCACTCGCTCTGGTTTGTGCCGTATGTGGCCGGCTACTACGCCGCGAGCTACGGACTGCCGACAGCGCGCGCCTGGGTGGAGCCGCGGGCAACGGCGCTCATCGCGCTAGGTCAGGGCTATCTAACGCGGGAAGATGTTGTCTTGATGAACGAGGAAACGTTATGAACCCGCAAACTATTACCGCATCGATCGTCGCCGCGACGCATCGCCAGAACGACGCCGACACGATCCGCGCGCTCGGCGAACAGATACGCCGCCAGCAGGCGGAGATCGAGCGCCTGGTCAACGTCATGGTTGACAAAATCGAAATAATCGCGGCATTACAGGCCGCGAACTTTCAACTGCACAAACTGTTTGAAGGGCGCGTGGCGGCGCTGGAAGCCGTTCAGCAGCAGCCAAAAAAACGGGACGCGGCCAAGGTTGTTTTTGATCTGATGGCTGACGGGCAGGCGCGCAATTGGCGCGATATTGCACAATCCACCGGATATACCGAGGATTACATCAGCACCGTTCTGCATACCCTGGTACGTAGCGGCGCGCTCAGTCGCATCGCGCGGGGGGTGTATCAGCGGAGGTCGGCGCAATGAGTCATCAACCCGACAATGACCAACCGTGTACGCACCCGAATGGTGCTACACTTAGACGGCCGCCGGCCACGCTCACTCCCAGTCAGCGCGGCGACCTGGCGCCGGCCATCCAGACCCTGATCGCCATTGCTCAGCGCATCGCGGCGGAACGCCAGAAGCGCGCCGCGTAGGAGTGGTTATGCTGCGCATTCGTCTTTATCTGAGACGTTCACACGCCGACCAGAAGCGCGGCATCAGCATCGAGCTGCAACGCACGATGTGCCGAGACGCCGCCGAACGCATACAGGGGGCGGTGACAGGCGAATATATCGACGACGATACGAGCGCCTTCCGCGACGATTTGAGCAACCGGCCCAGTATGCGCCAGGCGCTGGCCGACGCGCGTTCGTACGATATTTTGTTGGTTTACAACTATGACCGGCTGGCGCGCGATGAAGCGGTTTATTTCGACATCTTGCGCACACTCGAGCGCGCCAAAGCCACCGCGCGTTCGGCAACCGAAAGCAATGAGCCATTGGGGCGCGCTTTGTCGGGCGTGCTGGCGGCGGAGTATAGTCGGGTGCTGAGTAACCGCATGCGCGACGTGCGCATGCACGAAGCGCGGCAGGGGCGAATTGTCGGCGCCGTACCGCTTGGCTATGATCGGGTTGATGGCATTGGCGTCCCAAACGCCCACGCGCCACTCGTACGGCAGGCCGGCGACCTCTACGCTACCGGCGAATGGAGCGTCGCGCGGCTGGCCACACATCTGGGGTTGAACCGCTACCAGCTTGATGAAATGCTGGATAACCCGGTTTATGCCGGGTATAGCGTTTGTTCCGGCCAGACGTTTCCCGGCAAGCACCCGGCGATCTGGGACGCAGATCTCTGGGCGCGCATTCAGGCCGTGCGCCGGCAGCGGCGGGGCCGCGCCACGCGCCACGCGCCACGCCACGACCCGCTGCTGACGGGCTTAGCCGTGTGCGCCGATTGCGGCGCGCCGATGTGGCACCAGGCGCGCGATGGCGACCGCCGCACCTATGAATGCAGCACCACCCGCAACGGGCGGGAAACGGGAACGCCGGGAGTGGTGTGTACGCGCAACATCGTCCGGGCGGAGAGTGTTGAAGACCTCGCCATACGCTGGATCATCGCTCTGGCCGATGTCGCCGATCTGTCTGCACTGGCGTCCGCGCAGCTCGAGCTCCCGGCGCCGGCCAAGCGGATCGACCCGACCGACACCCTGCGGCGGCTGGCGCGCGCCTACGCTGATGGCGGGTTGAGCGACGCGGAATATGAACGTCGCCGGACGGTATTGCTGGCCGAACCGGCGGTGGAACCGGCGGCGGCTGATAGCAGGATGCTCCGCGCGCTACTGGCGGATGTGCGGCCGCTGATCGAAGCAGCAACCAATAGCGAACGACGGGTGATATTGCGGGCGTTTGTGAGCGAGGTGTGGGTCGGGCGAAACACAATCATCGCATTCCGCCCGACGCGGCTTGGCGCGCCGCTGCTGGGCGCGGCGCATGCCTCGCGTGCGTGGGTTTTAACGAGTGGGTGTTATGGTGGGCCGGGTGGGGATCGAACCCACGACCGTCGGTTTAAAAGACCGCTGCTCTACCGCTGAGCTACCAGCCCCACCAGATATTATACCACAGCCATGGACAGCTATGGGACGAGCAGGAGC